TAAAGCCCCGATAGTTTCGGGAAGAAAGCGGGGAATGATTTACTGAGCCTAGAATTGCGGTGGCTCGGTGTACTCGACCAGAGCGCCTTTGAAGTCCAGAACTGTTGTGGCGGCTGCGGGGAAATCTACTTCCAGATGAATCCACTGTCCGTCTTGAATGTAAACGTCTACGGTGGGCGTCACTATGCAAGTGTGGTTGCCTGTTGCGAGACTTGTAGCGTCCGAGATGTCCTTTGTCCCTGCTATGTTTGCACTTGAAACAACGGTTCCATCCGCTGGCAGGGTTCCTCTTTGAATGCGAAATACTATGGCGCTGGATAGAGCTGCGGTTCCGACAGCGTAGTAGAATCGGATTCGATTGACTTTCATCTTTGATCCAGGTCGAATCCTCATCTGCACTTGGAGAGGAATGATGGCTGTTGCTGTTTCCGCTGCGGCTGTCTTTCGCATGAAAGCGACGGCTGAGGCAAGCGTTGCTGTCCATGTGCCTGTGAAGAACAGGCAGGCGAATGCATGGATGAAGAATCGGGCTCCACGAACAAAGCCGGGCATCTACAGTTCAGCTCCTTTAGGCTGCGCCGTAGATGCGGCCCATCTTGGAGGTAGCGTCCGTTGAGCTCGGGTTCGTGTTGTACGTGTAGGTTGGCGGCTTCGAATCTGTCTTGTCTATGAAGTTGAAGAACCGTTTGATGACGAAGGGTTGCTGTATGCTGACTTTCGCAAGCATCTCCATCGTGCTGTCCAGTAGCAAGCGCTGTGCAAGGAACTTGGTGTCGAGGAAGATGATTTCTCGGCTGCCTGCTGTGGTTGGCATGAACTTGCTGCCTATGAACGGCATGACACCGTAAGGTGTAGCCCATGCGAGTGCTTTGAGTCCCCAAGCGATTTCGGTCTCAGGGTTCATGTACCGGACTATGGACATCATGAGTTGCTTGATCTTCTGCCATGTCATCAAGTCCGTGATGGCTAGGTTCGGTTTGACGTTCAACTGGACCATTTGAGCGATCATGTTGTCAATGTCGCTGTCGTTTGCGTCTGCGCCGTTCAGGTTTGACTGTAGTGCTGCGTAGGTTCCGACTGAGCCGATTATCTCAGCCCGTATGCCGTTGAATCCGACTGAGCCTGCGTTGAAGGCTGATTCAAGCGTGGTTCCTCCGTTGAGGATTTCGTTCTCATCGGTTTCGTTGAGGCTCCATGTTTTGTTGCGGATTTCGATGGCTCTTGCGTCACGGGTTGGGTACTGGCTTGCCATTGCGGCTAAGCCGAAGTCAGTCCATCCACCCCATGCTGTGAAGATGCCCAAGGCTTTTCCGGCATTCACGAAGGTGTCTGAGGCTGGTGTTTGAGCAGCAACAGTTTCAGTGACACCCAATGCTGCTCCTCGGGCGGTTAGCACATCGTAGTTCGCAACCTTACCTCGGGCGGTTTCTTGGGCGATGAGTTCTAGGAGTGGTGTTTCTCGGCGTGTGGTATCTATGATCTCTTGGTCGGTTGTGGTGTGTACGATGGCGCTGGTTGAGTCTAGGAAGCCTTTCGTGCGTAGGCTTCGCATCCGCATCTTCTTGCGGATCCAGCCGAGGTACATTTGGCGGTGGTCTAGGCCGAGTTCCCCGTTATCCTTCAAGCCCTCGTAGATTACTGTGCCTTCAGGGAAGGCTGCTAATCCAACGAGGCCAGCAAGGATACCTGCGGGTGTTCCTCCTTGAACGGGCGGTGTTAGAACAGCATTGTCTACTGTGCTGTAGTATGGTCGAGCAGCTTCTCCTGCGCCTGCTCCTGTAGCTCTGCCTTGTTCGGGGTCAACTAATTTCAGGTGGCTCATTTCTATTGACCTCCTGCTTCAACGACTGCGAGCTGCGAGTCTATGCTGCCGTCGTCCTGTTGGATGGCTTGCATTCTGCGAACGCTCTCCGGCACAGGTCCAGCGTGTTCCGCGTAACCTTTCCGGACAACGATCTTTCTCTGAACAGTTTCGTCAACCACTTTTCTGACTAAGCCTTTGACGTAGCGTTGTAGGCTTTTGACGCTGACGGGTTCTCCGCCGACTTCCTGATCTTCCGCGTCCTCAGTGTCCTCGTCGTCTGTTGGGAAGGTGCTGATGAATCGTTGCGGGCGTGGCTTCAATTTGCCCGGCTTGACTTCAGGCGGCTTCTGCTCATCGGTTATCGTGGCGAAATCTTCGTAGACACCCAATGTCTCAGGGGTGTCCTCGTCGATTCCTTTCGTCTCGACGCCTACCGCTTTCGCGATGGCTTTCAAGAATGCTGTGTGCCGTTGACCTTGGCTTCTTAGGTGAAGCTCGTTGCCGTAGAGGGTGTTCATGCCTTTGTTGATGGCTTTGCTGCTATCGCTGAGATACTTCTCGATTCGGTTGATGCGCTTGATAGCGGCGCGACCTTTTTCGAGGGCGGGATCTCCCCATTCACCTATCGCGGTTGTAGCCCTCTCTGGGGCCACGTAACCGGTTTCCCGGTCGTAGTCCTTACGCGAGTAGGGAAATTCTGGTGTCCCGTCATCGTCATCATCGTCGCCATCTCCATCGTCCGAATCGCTGTCAGGTTCAGGCTCCGCTTCTTTGATGGCTGCGCGTCCCGGTTCAGGTTCGGGCTCTAGTTCAGGTTCGAGTTCTGGCTCTAGTTCTGGTTCAAGTTCTGGTTCTGGTTCGTTTTCGGGTTCCGCTTCCTTTCTTTTTGGCAATTTTCTTATTTCTCCTTTTGTTATTACGGTTTGTCCAAAACCCATCGCGCTTTTGACGCGAATGGGCAAGAACCGTGAAGAATTTGCGAACGCCTTCTCGTACACTCGAGTTATCGTCGCCACTTCATTGGCGGGCGCTCGCACAAAGCAAGTCGCAAAATATTTGATGCTGGAAATCGCGTTAACGAGTTTCGTTCCAATCCATTTCTGCCCTTGACGAATGGGCACGAACTCCATGCTCATGGCGTTGTAGAATCCGTTCTTCAGTTCGTAAGCGACCTGTTTGAAGTTCGGATGAGCTTTGTTGACAAGCCAGCGAGCCCAGAGGGCGGGTAATCCGCTGATCTTCAGAATCTTGGCTTCAACACATTTCGCAATCGGGGGCGTGGTTTGGTTCTCAAGCGGTTTCGCGTAAGGCGATTCATGATCTAACCACGCTAGGTTATGCGGCGCTCGAACCATCGCTTCTTTAGCTTCAACCATAGCTGGGGTTTCAAGCACGTCGCCCTGTAGGTCTTTGATTGGTGCGCTTACGAAGCCTTCAACAATCAAATCGCCTTTCTGAACTTCGCCGAATGATTTTGTAGCTACTTTGACTTCGAATGGCATCCAGAGCGAATACCGCTTGATCTTCAGCGGCAGAACAACCGGGCCGCGCCCATAGAATTGCTTCTGAACTTTGGCTTTGCCTTCAACCACATCGCCCAAGTCAACATAGGTCGGCTCTTCCTCTGCATCCTCATAGAATGGTTCGCCGTGAAACTCAGGGTCAGCTAAGGGGCCGAGATGGTCTTTCTTTCCGCCTGCGCTTGCGACTACGGTGCCAGGTTCTTGATGTTGCTCTTTTCGTTCCCCAGCACGATAGCCTAGTCCAGATCGTCTTTCCCTGCGCTGTTCGATGCGAACCGGATTATCAGGGTCCGTGTAGCGTTGAAGCTGTTGACTCTGCTTCTTGCCGAGTTGCGGCTGTCTTGAGCGTTGAACTTGGATTCCCCGCTCGCGATCTTCCTCTTTTCTTTCCCCTTCCCTGTAGCCTCTTTCCCAATCGAGATTCTGTGAAGTCCAGCCGCCGAAGTCTTTTACATTTGAGCCAGCTTGTAGTGCCTGAAAACGTTTGACCATCAAATAGTATGTCTTAGCTGCCAAGAAGAATGATTTCTTGCCTTCGCGAGCTGCAAGACGTTTCTTAGTTTCATCCGAGTAACCATGCCAGATGCCCGCCGTAATAGCGTCCTTATCCTCGTCGCTGCGTTTTCGATACTTCGGAGTCCGCCCTATCTGGGCACGCATCTTACGCCACCAGGCTTTCGTCGGACGCTTCGGCATGGCTTGACCTATCCTCTAGAGCACTCTCTTTCGAACGAAGGTAGCAGCGAGGTTGCCCTAACTACACTATTATTAGGCTGAAAACGTCAAGCGCATTCCGTTTTGATGCAGTCTTGGCAAATCCAGAGGAAATACTCGGGGTTTGTTTCGCTCTTCAAAATGGTTCCTCGCAGTTTCCATTTATGGCATATTGGGCAGCGTAGATTCGGGGTCCGTAGGATCCTGCGAACCCAGTTCTCATGTATGTTGAAGATTTTGCTGAGTTCCCTGATGCTGTGGTTTTCGCTCGCAAGTTTCAGCGTTACATAATCTCGGGTTGAGAGCTTCCGGCGCCGATCCGAGAAACTCAAGTCGGGGGCGTCCAATCCTTCAATTTGATGTATTCATGAAAGCCGCAGCCTTCAGTCGGGCAGACTACGGACGGCGTTACTGTTCCGTCTGCTCCGATCGTGTGAGCGCTCAACATTCCAAGATGACCTTTCGGGCAACGAAACCAAGCTGTCTGAGATCCATCAGACTTCTGGAGTGGTCGCCAAAACATTCCGTTCTGAGGTTCGCCGATTCCTAAATCATCTCGGCCCTTTGGAACATCAATCATGGCGCTCGCCTTTGTCTTCGAGGCGGAGGCTTCCGTTTCAGAGCTGGGCTCTCAACATGCGGGGGGGCGGGGAGATTTGAGACGGCTCCGAGCAAACTGATAGGTTGCGGCTTCGGTGGCAGCGATTCAGGAATTGATGGCAGTTTTGGTTCAGGCCCTATGGATGTTACCCTTAGAGGCGTCAGACTTGGACCCGTATCGGTCCCGGATGCGGCAGCGGTCCTTACCACGCGGACAGGCTCAGGCTCATCGAAGAGGCAGTTCTGTTTGGCTTCGAATTTGAAGCAGATGTAGCGGGGATTCTCCGGTTCTCCATCTAAGCTGAGGCCGCCGAACATATTCACGCGATACTCAGCACAAGTGTAGCATTCTGAGCGGTAAGCGGTGAGATTCTCCCGTCGATTCGCAAGCCTCTTCACACAGTTCGGGCAATGCCATTTGCCCGCGATCCAGATGCCTTTCGTCTTGAACTCGGAGCTCAAGTGGCCGCAGATGAAACAGCGGCTGACTTGATTTGTCATCGTCATAGGGGCTCAACTTTGAGAGGCTGTCTCTTCTTGAATGTCCAGACTTCTGCTTTGGCTTGAAATCGTGAAGCCAGAAACTTCAGGCTGATTCGTTCCTGCTGCGTCGGCTTCGCGTTCCCTGATTTGACTTGTATGACGAATCTTTCACCGTCAGGGCTTGCGGCGATGAGGTCGGCTGGTCCGTGGCTGCCTGCGCTTCTGATGCAGAGGAAGTTGAGGCGTCGGAGCCTGGTGATAGCTCTGTATTCAGCGGACCGTCCTTTCCGGTAGGCTCGATTTGGCATTTGGGATCCTCATGGATTCAGAAATTCGCAAAGGCTGACAGGGCCATCGCCGCTCGAAATACGGATATCCGATGTTCCTTCCAAGCCGTCTAAATCGGCTCGTTTTAGGCGTTAATACGAGTCCTTGACCGATAGCTTTATTGACTTTCCGCCTTCCGCATTATAGGCAAGGAAAGGCGAAGAAATTGGGCGGATATGGCGAAAGAAGCGTGAATTTGGGCGCGAGCCTTGCGAATGGCCGATTCTTTGGCGATCGGATTCGCGAGGATCGAAGAGTTGTCCAGGTGCGGCATGTGGACGGCTTGGAGCCTTGGGAGAGAGCCGCGTGGATTGCCAAGCGCGAGAGCGCGGACAGAGAGGTGAGGTCGAAATGAGCTCGAAGATTCCTGAATCCTTCGAAGTGCAGACGAGTTGGCTCGATGAACGCTGGAAGGATTACGGCTTAGCGGAAGTCGGGATTAAGCTGCGCGACGTCGAGACGGGCTATAAGCTGATCGTGCGTGACGGCGACCCGATTGCGATCACGAGCAGAGGCTATGTCCTGGTCCCGAATCCGGTTGCTTTGAAGGCAGCTGACGATGCAGCGAAGATCCTGGGCGCGACTCCTTTCGAGGATTTCTCGGGACCTTGGTACTGTAAGACAGCGAAGCACGTCATGATGAATGCTGAGCAGACCAGGATGGTCGCGCTGTATGCGTTCAATGAACCCGTAGAGATTCAGCCAGGCGACAAGATTCACGTCGGCTTTTCCGTGCGGAATGGAATTGACGGCGGAGCAGCCTTTGGCGTCGGAATGTTCACGTTCCGACATGCCTGCGCGAATATGTTCCTGATGAAAGCATGGCGCGGTCAAGGCACGGAGACAGACACGCCCGGCCAAGTCTTCGATGATCGAAGAGTGCTATCCTGGCTTTGGAAGATTCACTACGGCAAAGAGACCGAGCGGCTTGTGGATCCCAACGAGATCGTGCCTGTGATTCGAGACGTGATCGAGTCAGGGAAGCTAGTTGTCGAGAGACTTCGACGCATGGCCGAAGTGAAGCTGACTGAGAAGAAAGCTGATCAGCTGATCAGGGGAATTCCGTTGAAGTACCTGGAGAAAGTCAGCGGCTTCGCGGTCGAGAAGAAAGCAGGCAAGAAGAGCAGCGTCGAATTCGCGGGCGATGTGACTGAGCTCCAAGTCTGGAACGATTTGACGGATCTATTGACGCATGATGCAAAGGGCGGCTGGGACACGAAGATGCAGCAGTACCAGGTCGTTCAGTCCGTGCTTTTCAGGAGCTGAGAGAGAGATGGCCAAGATTCAGACGATGGATTCTGGCGAGACCGAGAATCCGCCAGCGTCCTGTAAAGTCTGCGTGAAGAATTCCGTTTGCCTGATCGTGCGGACTCTGAAAGGCCTCCAGGGACAATTCGAGGATCCTGGGAAGCCTGACGCAAAGGCTCCGTTCGATCCGACAGACTTCGCGAAGATTTGCTGCGAATTCGTGCCTGCATACCTGGTGCGAGTGAACGCCTCCGTTGCGGAGCTGGCTCAGTGATGACGCAGATGATCAACGTTTCCAAGGAAGAGGTTTTAGATCCCGACCGGATCCCTGACCGATTTCGCGGACAACCGCCAAGGCCGACCACGATTGAGGCTTGCAGGCAGCGCGTCGAGTATTGGGAGTACCATGTTCAGCGAGTGCATCTGCAACGGTTCGGCCCCTACGCTTTCGAGTATCGGCAGAAGTCCCAGATGGATCCCAGACTGCTAGACAAGCATCTGCGAGCGATCCAGAAGAATCTTGATCGAGCGGTCGCGGAGCTCCGAGTCGCCCATGACTGCGCCTGCTGCGGCTTGCTGCTGACTAAGACAGCCGATTCGGTCGGGCCTGAATGCGCGAAGCATCCTAGCAAGCGCCCATGCAATCGTCATCGGAGGAAGTCACGATGAAAGTTGAATTGAAGATTTGGGTACATGAGCCCGAGCGCATGGAAACCACGATGCTGCTAGAAGAGCACGACGACCTTATCGTCGTCACGATTCCGGCGAAAGAGAAACTGGTCTTCGGCGTGGACAAGCGCGAGTTTCTGAGAGTCTCGGAGGTTCTAGGGAAATGACTTTCAAGGTGACTGATCTTCTAGTCGGCGTGGATCTCTCGAAGTATCGGAAGCGGCTTGATCGGCTGCATCGCCCTGCCATGAATCTGATCGAGATGCTTGCTCTCGAGATCCACGTTCGCCAGAGGCTCAAGGAGCTCGGTCGCGACTGCTTCAATGTTGATGTGGAGGGCGAGTTCCTCGATCATGTGGATCCAATGGTGAGCTATGCTGAGAACAAGGCGCTGATGGATCAGCGGCTCAAGGGGGTGAGGGTCTGATGATGTCGAAACTATGCCAAGGCTCGGCGCACTTCGACTGCGAGGATCCTAACTGCGATTGCCTCTGCCATGAGGCTGCGAGACATCACACCTGGCATGATGAGGCTTTCAGCAATCCTTTTTGATCATCGGCTCACAATACGAATAGCGGACTGGTGCGAGCATGGGGCCGAAGTCTAAGATCGAATGGACGGAAGCGACTTGGAATCCGTCAACAGGATGCACGAAGGTCTCAGCAGGCTGCAAGAATTGTTACGCTTGCTCTTACGCTGTGAGGCTTAAGCTGGCAGGAGCTCCGAAGTATCGCGATGGATTTCAGTTCACGATCCATACTGATGCCTTGGACATTCCGATCAGATGGAAACGCTCGCGGCTGATCTTCGTAGATTCTATGAGCGATCTCTTTCATGAAGAGATGCCGACTTGGTTTCTATTGAAAGTCTTCGATGTCATGAAGGCGGCTGATTGGCATATCTATCAGATTCTCACGAAGCGGCCTCAAAGGATGCTTGCGTTCACTCAGCAATACGTGAAAGACCACGGCCCGATTCCCGATTACGTCTGGATGGGCGTGACCGTTGAGGATGCTTCAACGAAGCGGCGAATTGATCTGCTCCGTCAGGTTCCTGTTCGAGTGCGATTCATCAGTTGTGAACCGCTTCTCAGCGCCTTGGCACCGCTCGATCTTTCAGGAATCTCCTGGGTGATTGTCGGCGGAGAGAGTGGACCCCATTTCCGACCTATGAATCCTGATTGGCCTCGCGACATCAGAGATCAATGCGTCGGGCAAGGCGTCCCGTTCTTCTTTAAGCAGTGGTCCGGGTTTGCTCCTAAGATCCTGGGAAGGGACCTGGATGGAAAGACTTGGAACCAGTATCCAGAGGCCGCAGCAAGTAAGCTCCGTAGACCGCTCGACCAGACTTCCCCCCGAACGCTCGACCAATTCGCCAAGACTTGAATCGTCTGCGAGCTCCCAAGTTTCGCATCATCGTATCATGGAACGTGCAGATCTCTCCAAGCGTGGGCGGCCTCGCCTGTTTCAGGGCATACATATCAGACCAGTCCACTCGCTTCCAGCGTCTCATGTCAGTTGGGAAGCCGTCTGTCAACGCTGCGATCATCGGCTGCCTGACGCGATAGTTATCGAAGAATAGTTGAACCATGCGGCCTGGCGAACCGTAGGCGTCGAAATCGACAAGGCTGATGTCAGGATACTTGCGGAGATATCCACGTTTGATGAATTGCTCGTTTGACATCGGATAGAATTCTTTCTTTACACCGAACCTTGCCAGGCGAACCTTGGCTTTCTCCAGGGCGCGGGCATCATCATCGACCAGAACCATTCGGCGCGGATTCAGTGGAGCGTAGACTTTCTCGCTGAGATTTCCCTCGCCAGCGTAGAGCTCGAGGATCGTGCGATGATTGCTGAGGTATCGGGCGGCGTCTGCTCGTTGCCGCTGCTTTTCAATGTTGAGCTCTTCAGGTTTCGTGATGTGGGCAGGAGCGCTCTTCTGGGCTAGGATTTCCTCGATTAGCTGCTCGCTGATCAAAGTTGAATCCTTCCTTTCCTCGTAGGCTATTCGATCAACCAAAAACATCTGCACATAACATGACCGGGAATCATGGGCAGGAATGGATCATCGAATGAGTATTCGCCTTGTTGGTCGTTGCAGTAGTCGCAGACATTCTCATCGTCCATCGTTGTCCAATAGAGTTTGAGGCCTGACGGTTCCCCGGTTGTCGCTTGGTAGTCATCTTCAACGACGGCGAGTTGTTCTTTGATGGCTGTGTTCACAGTGCTCCAGGTTAGGTGATGCGAGAGATCCGCGAGCCTAGCTAAGAGGCCTTTCAATGATTTCCAATAATCTTCGACCGCGACACTCAAATTGGATCCAGTCCGGGTCATGCATACATTCCCAATCGGTTATTGCTGGTCTGTGCCAACCAAAGTAGTCTCGCGCAAATGTTCGATTAGCAGTTAAGTAAATGTCAACGGGCAGATGTGCTAGTTCCCATCGTACAAGATTAGTCCGTATCGCATGTTCAATTACCAAACCGTAGTCGAGGATAATTGTCATTAAGGCTTCAACTTGCTGCATCTTTCAGAATGCTCTCGAAGTCGCCGACAGCTTGAGTGCGAATTCTTTCAAGTCGCTCTGCAACCTCTGGGGCGAGTTCGCTGATTTCTTTGCCAATTACTCGGCTTGCATGTTTCCTAGCGATCTCGCTGATTCGAGCCTGGTTCTCATCAATCGCCTTGACGGCTGCCTTAAGCGCAGCTTCTCGACTCATGCTGCCAGCGCGGAAGGCTTTCATGATCTCTGTGAGTTTGCGGGCTAGTCCACGTTCAGCTTTCACGCTGCCCTGAAAGACTGGTGCATGTCCATGCTCAGGGCCGATGATGGTTTTGTTGGCTAGTCGCATTTTTCTTCGCTTCTGAATGTCAGATTTCTTCGGGGCGGGGATGAGATGGGTTTCTAGGCGTCCGCCTTTCCATTCTTGGCGAGCATCGTAAGCGTTCACCTGTTTCTTGTTTGGGGGTGGGATGCCTGTAGCTTCTTGTATTGTGTGCGGGTTGACTTTGATGCCTTTGTCAGCCCAGGCGGTGCGCTGCACGCCATCATGAATTTTCGATAAGTCACGTTCCGTGTAGCCGAGGGTTTCGCGGTGGTCTGGGCCGAGGCTGCCCGTATCCGTGCTCTCAGATTTCTTGAATGGTGGCGGAGCTCCCCGCTTATCCCGTAGAACATATTTGGCTCCGCTTGGAGCCGTTGCTCTCATAGCGCCTACTGCGCCTGTATCAGGCTGAATGGGTGGAACATCTTTCGGATATTTCGGGCCTCGCGGAATTGTAGGTGTTGGTTTCAGTCGTGGGGCTTGTTCTGTGCTGGCTCCGCCTGTAGGATCCAAGTTCTCTCTTGGCTTGGCGAGTGGAGCGACTGGAGCGTTATCTGGCTGTGTTGGTCGTTTCCGAGCTTTCGGCGCTAAACCTTTCTTCTCCATGTCGTCTTTGACGATTTGCCAAATTTGCTCCCGCATGAAATCTGGGTGTTCCTTCCGTTCTTTATCGAACATGTCAAAGTATTCGTTCATTCGCGCTTCAGACAGGTCATGGGTTTTCCACACCTTGTCCACGTTCAAATCAGCTTTAGACAGCTTCACACGAACAAACTTACGATCTAGATAGGCGCGGTCATCATGAGGAATTGAAGCGTCAATGATTTTCGGGCTGTCGGCTCGTGTGGGAACGATTCTTGATTCAACATCATAACCGCCGCCTTCAGTGATTTCTCGATGTCTGCCCGGGTAAGGTTTCTTCATGTAGTGCGGATCTATGTGAGCGCCGGATTCTTCTGTGACTGTTGCGATTGGAACATTGGTTTCGTCACGTTCCCAGCGATGGGCACCCATGCCGCCTTTATGCAGGTCGCCCTTCTCTGGTCCTTCCTGTTTTCCACGCCAAACTTCACCTGTAGATTGCGGGCCTTCTCCAGGCGGTGGATGGCCGATCTTGCGTATGCGTCCGCCTTGACGGCGCTTGTATTTTCCGCCGATGTTGCCGGGTCCGCCTTGGTAGGAATCTTTTGGTCCTGTTCTTTGTGTGTCAGTGTGATGGATTGGTCCGAAGGGTTTCGTGGGCCGCTCATATTCCCTGCTGACGCGAGCGCGGGCGATTCCTTCAGGGGTTTGCTCTGGGCCGAGGTCGTTGTCTCTAACGGGCTCGTCGGGCCTGTACGCTAACGCGCCCATCGGGTAGTCCTGGTCGGATCCGCCGCTTTGGCGTGCTCTTGGTCTCCCAGCTTTAGGCCCGGTTGCATCGCGGCTTCGACGTATTTCTTCAGGGCTTTCTCCAGGCAGCATCATGCCGTCCCGGATTGATTCTTTTGGGTTGCCGCCAACTCCGCTCATGGGCTTAGGTCGCGGTTTCCGGTCGCCTTCATAGGGGCCGATGAAAGGTTCTCGAGTTGGCTTCAAGTATTGTTTCAGAACATCATGCGCGGTGTCAGTGAACGCTTTCGTCTTTGGTGAACGTAGGATCGTCTTCGTTGGCTCTGATGGTTTAATGGGCAGCGGCTTCCGTTGTGGAACATAGAATACTTTTCCATCTCGGGTTATGTAGCGTCGGCCTGGGATCGTCATTGCGCCTTGTGGGAGAATTTTCACCTGGCCGGTTCTGTTATCATAGGTGAGAACTGGAGCCGCGTAGAGATTGTTTCCGCCGAGTGAGCCCTCTGCGAAATCGTAGCCTTCAGTTGGGACGCCGCCCCATGCTTTCATGCCTTCAACGATGGCTTGGTCTTCGGCTGTGAGCGGTATCTTCGGTATGCCCTTTTCTGGTCCTGTTGGAATGTTCAGATGTGGCTTGGGAGCTCCGAAGAGGCCGGGCTGTTGGCCTCCTTTCAGTTCGGCGAGGGTTAGTTGAAGCGGTTTCTCACCCCATGGAACAGACGGGCCTAACTTCTTTCTGGCACGGTACTCGTTGATTTTCATAATGCCTTGCTGAATCTTCTGGAAATCCATCTGATCTTCGAGAGCTTCCTGTTCCTTGTCAACATACTTGAACGACAAAACTATGCGGTCAGAGATTTCATTCAGGATCTGATTGTTCAGGATCTGTTCTAGGAGTCTGAGTAATGGCAGGATGGCTTTGCGTTTTTGGATCGTGCCTTGAGCGGACATCGCCGCGCCTGTAGCTCGAATATCATCGGTGAAGCCGACTTCGCTTGGTGTGAGTTTGTAGATCGCCCACATGATTTTTGCGAACCATTCTTGGCCTTTGATGAACTCTAAGTCTCGGTTCGTGTAGGTTAGCGGCGTGAATTTTGCTTCTTTGTTGAGTATGGCGACTTTGTGGAATCTTCCTTTGATCTCGGTTCGGAAGTATTCCCGTAGCCTCTGTTCATCTTCCTCGCTGCCAGTGAAGGAAACGACGCCTGAGGGCACAGCGTATTCCTGGAACATGCTGGCGTTCGTGAAAGCCGAGTTGATGAGACAGTTCAGAATCGTTTCAGCGCTTTGAGTCTCAGCCCAGCCGTAGACGCTGTATGAGCGGTTGTAACGCATCGCATAGGCGATCTCATTCACATCAAACTCGATCGGTGCGACAGCGGGATGCAGGTAGCTGTACTGCCAATAGCGGTACTCGATTCCGTTCACATCAGTTTCCTTTAGGAAGCTGGCGCCGTCGCGGCAGAAGAGTTCGCTGAGTTGTCTTTGGCCTCTGGGTTTAAGTTCGAATCCGCCTGCGGGATGCTGCACATAGCTGTTGAGTGAGAAGCCTTTCACAAGCGTTGCCGCGTCAAGTTCTAGGCTGTCCCGTATGAGAGCTCGCAGAAGCGTGTTGAGCGTTTCGCCTTTGTTGTCGTTTGGATTGTTGAAGAAGTATGTGGCCTCATCAATGTCCGCTAGAATATCTTCCGGCGGAGATTCGCGGAGTTTAGGATCCTTCGGGATGATCTCCCATGGAATCTGCGCGACCTCTTCAATGATTGTCATGACGCACATGGCTACCCATTCAGAAGCCGCTAGGCTACGGTAACGGTAGACATCTATGTACCTAGGCTGACCTTTCAGCGGATTATAGAACCACTCTGTCATGACGGCGCGGCGTGGAAACTCTCTCTCATCCCACCACCAGGGATAGATCGTGTCCATGACGCCTTTCGTGATAGTGTTGTCTTCTAGGCGGTTGAGCCTATCCCGAACTAGGGGATCCGCTGAGACTATGCGTAATGCTGAAACCAATTTTGTTTCACTTACCTCTTTCAGTTATTTTGTCAAAGCTCTTAGAGCCGTGACCGTGATTCAGATCCGGAGACGAAATCTCAGTTCATGCCAGAGCCAGAGAAGCCAGTCATGAATCCGCTCGAGCGGAGAGGCGATGATTCGCCTGCCTCGATAGGGATTCCCTTGAAGTTTCTGGACAGCCTGCATGATCTCCTGCTGGTCCTTTGAGCTTAGACCTCGCAGCTGCTCTTGAACTGTCGGAGAGAGAACGGCTCTGTATCGCACTCTGTATCGCTGCTGTGGCGCCGCTTCAATGGTCCCGTCTTTATGGAGAATGCTTGGGCTGACGCGGGGAAACCCAGCTTTCGCTCGCTTAGTGTGAATCCTCTCAAATCGCCTTCTTGATCGGCGGCTCATTCTTCATCCCAAGAAATCTTCGTTTCGCTTGCGGTCGTTACCTTGCAGACTTTCAGATGGTCTCGCTGCTTCTGATCGAAGAGTTCAGGATTCGTCTTGAACTCACCGTAAGTTGTCTTGTAGATTTCCTGATGACAGTTGTTGCAAGTGCATGTCATTTCAGAGTCTTCCAGTCGGTCTTGGACCTGAATCTCTGGATGACTCTTGAGTACTGCTAGGATTTGATTTGTTTTTTCTAAAGCTGCACTCATCGCTTCTCGACCTCGGCGGCAATGGGTAGTTGCTGTTGGCCTGTTGAGGCGTGATTATGCAGCTTTCTTGAGTGCGACTTCGGGGCCAGCTATCGGCACCTGTTGGCCGCTTGTCGCAAACACGTACGCGAGCACATCTGCCTGCTCGTACCACATTTGAAGGCACTTGGAGCAGCGGTAGTGTGGGAAGTCTAGTTTGCCGCGAGGCGTCGTGATGCCTTCATGAACTTGCACGGTGAAGCCTTTCTTTCCGCAGCGCGGGCAGTAGAGGCCAAGCACCTTATTTTCCTTCAAGACCATCAGGCAACCCTTATGAGAATCCGGCGCCACCATTGATTTGTAAGTGTTATTGAACTGGACCGAATGCGAGAAAGCGATTCATGAGATCTTGATGAAATGCGCTGAAGGAAATGCACAGGCAAATGATTGGGAAGCATTCATAGCAGAAGCAGAATCAGCGATTGCTTCTTTCATCAACGAACATTTCGGTCTTAAGCCCGACAAGCCAACCGCGTCGGAAGTCTCAACTGTTGATCACGGCTGAGAATGTAGCTTCGTTTCCTCTGATCATCAGATGATATGTGAACTGTCTTCCATGCTGAGAGCATTGCGGGCATTCTCGCAGATGGCGGCTAGATTCGACGGTGTTGATTACATGCAGTTTCATAACGGTCTCACTTTCATGATGGTCTCAGCAAGCCATGCCCATTTGGTTATTTGTGATCCTCGCATTTCGATTTCGTAGATCGTGCCTGTTCTAGGGTCGAAGACGTGGTATCTTTTCGTTTCGAGGTTCATTCATCTATCCTGCCTCATTCATCCGAATAGGTCTTGTACGACTAGAGGCGGAGCCATGCGGCCATAGGCGTCAGCGATCAATGCGTAGATGAAAGCGTGGAGTGCGTCGTCAGGTTCGCCTTCGGGATGCGTGTAGTGATGATACTTCTTGCCGCTAACTGTCTCCTGTTCTTCCATCTCGATGCAGGTGAAGTGGTCCATGAGCCATTCGACGTCAAGCGGTTCCTTCCACGGAAGCACGAGCAGCGGATTGACTGCGCCAGTTGGATCCTTATGCTTGATGAGCTCGATAGCGGTCTCAATCCAGAATGAGCGGTCAGCTAGGAGAATCATCTGGGCAACGCGCTTGCCATACTCGTCTGAGGTTCGACGCTCAAGAGGGATCTCGGGTCTGCGAGTGTATTGGCAGCCGAGGAGTCGATCAGCGAACTTCTTCTGGAGCTCGCTGACTTGTACGGCACCGTATCCGATGTCTGCCACGGCCTGTTTCACATTGAAGAGCGGGATGAGGTTGCTGATGATCTGGACTTGCTTCATGGGGTCGCGTTCATCGAATTTGCGAACGTAGATGAGTCGCCAGCGGTCTTTATCGTCCTTCGCCATGATCCAGACGACGGTGAAGGCGTGTTGTCCGCCGCCCCAATCAATGCCAGCATACGAGACGTATGGCGGATCAAGGTGATCCATCAGGGCGAATTGGAAGTCTCTGCAAGCTAGAAGATCCTCAGAGATCAACGGCTTAGCAAGACCCCGATAGAAGAGGCCGAGAACTTCGTTGAGGAATCTGCGCTCGCTTCGGTAGCGGATGCGTTTGGCTTCTATGCTGTTGGGATGAGTGGGCGGGAGGCTGTTGATCCACGGAGCCATGCGTTGATCTATGTGATATCCTGAGTAGAATCGGTTCTGAGGTCTCTGCGGAATCCATGCGCCTGATTCTGGATCCCATTCGTTCATATCGCTTTGTTGCCAGAGTCGCGAGAATTCCGAGCCCTCATCGCTTGCGGTTCCAACCATGATCATTGTTCCGAATTGGCTGTGGCTGAGTGTCTCTTCAAGGACAGGGATCGCTTCTTGCTGGACGTCCTGCATTTCATCTATGGCTGCGAAGTCTGCTGGAATGTTTCTTAGAGCGTCGAAGTCTCCCCATGCGCTGATGAGATAGCAGATTGAGCCGTTCGAGAAGGGGATTCTGCCGATCGCGGTTTCTCCAAGCTCTGCCTCTCGCGCCTTGCTGATATAGTCGCGGAGCTCTGGGCTGTCGAATAGGGCTTTGCGGAATCGGTCGTGGCTGAATCTTGAAACCTGATCCATTCGCGGCGCGGTGTAGATTGCGGTTATGAAGGGATACGTGGTCAGCTTATAGAGAAGCCAGTTGACGATCCACTCGGTCATCTCCATCTGCCGAGATTTCACGATGATGACTCGGTGCGAGTTGTCGCGGTAGAGCGGAAGCAGATAGTCTCGATCCTGGAAGCTGAACGGAGCGCCCTTGAGGATTCGGATGCGTTCAGCCCACTGGACTGGATCCTGAGGAATCGGGTTGCGTACCGCCTCGAGCTCCGCCTTGGCCGACGCCATGCTTCCTAAGATCAGAGACACTTTCTCGGAGACTTTGCGCCTCTTTGAGAAGCTCATTCACGGTTTCCTCGAGATCGCTTGGCTGATAGATCTTCCTCAAGATCTCGCATGAATCATTCAGGACTCTCGTTTCGTGGCTTTCGATCTTCTTGTCCGCCTGAAGCTGCATCAGCTTGTTGACGAAAGCCTTGAGATCCTCAAGCGAGTTTATGTTAATCTTGATGCCGAGAGGAGCGAGCTGCCGTTCGATCTTCCTAATCTGAGCCTTCAGATACTGACCCTTAATCTTCGGATCCACGCTCGGCGGAGAGTAAGGGGGGGTGTGGCTATGGCCCCTTTCTTTCCGGCGCTTTCGGACACGACCCCCGCGTTTCCGTCTTTTCTTGGTCATGGGGGCTCATTTCACGGTTCTTGGGCTTTTGCCAGGATTGCTCCGCGTCTGCGGCATTTCTCGTCGTAGCACATTCTACAGCCTGAGTCGTCATGCGCTGCGAGGCTGTGTCCACATCTCGCGCATGTTTTGTTCATTCTCTTTACCCTCCGAAGAGTTTCCAAAGCGCCGCGAGCAGGCTAGCAAGGGCTCCTAGGGAGATGAGTATGTTGATTGTGTTGAGGGATTCGAGCCTTGTGAGCCTCTTCTCTAGCTTGAGCTGCTGTTTGAGGCAGGCTATTTGCGTGACGAAGGGGCCGCAGTCTTCTTTGGGATCATCTAGGGCGGCTTGTATCTCTTCGGGAATGTCCTTGTTCAAGGCTATTCATCTACGACTAGGATGAGCTCGCAGTCCCAAGCGTTGAAGGTTTTCGCGGGATCTATGTTGAAGATGTCTCGGTTCACGATGACCCTGCTGCCTGCGTTGACCCGAATCGGTTTGAGCGCATGAAGCTCATTGAGCGGATAGTAGTCTTGCTGAGAGGTTGCACTCGTATGCCTGTGCATGTAGACTCCGCCGATGTAGACGTTGCCGCTGAAGGCGCTGCCAGGATCCTTAGGCGGCACTGCGCCAACTGGAAGATCTACGATATCTGCGTCGGCTTCATCTGAACATGAATCATAGCTGTATGGGGTTGCAGGGGTTTCAGACGGCAGTCTCTTTAGGGAACGCACAAGCGCTCTGAGATAGCGCCGTAATGAATTCGCCTTGGGCTGAAGCCAGATTGACAGGGCGGCCTCGAATGTGCTTCCCTCATCATATCCTACCCAAACCCGTCCAGCAAGGATAGTTACGGCCTTCGGAAATTCGATCGTGATCACATCGTTCTTTATGCGCCTCTGCCTTGGCTTCAGCGTGAAGTAGTCGAGATATTTTGCGTAAGTGTTCAGCGTCAAGCTATCGACCCCATTTCTGGAGAACGAGCTCCTTGGCTTCGCTCGCAATGAGAGCGACACCAATGCCTGCTGCGAAGACGCCCACGTAAATCTGATTCCAGTAGAGTGCCCCAATGGCTCCGAAAGCGGCAACGATGCCCCAGACGTAATGATGGACATGGACACCTTTGACGTGCAGGCGAATCTTCACATAGTCAGCGAGGAGTCTAGTCAAGAGCGTAGCTAGAAAGGCGGTTGCCCAGAAGACTTCACCGGGTGTCAGATCTTATCGCCTCATGTCTGAAGACGCATATCCACATGACACCTGCGAAGACTGCGATCAGGCAGTACCAGGTTGGAATGACGCCGCCAGGAAATGGAATAGAATTCCATCTTGCGGTCCAGTCTGTAGCCTGAATCCACTGGCCGCCCAGCGGATCCATTGAGAGCGGATTCAGAACTCTTGCTAGGAACCACACGATATCTTCAAGCATAACAGCGAAGACAGTTGTTGCGAAACCGAGCGAAGCCGTGTACCATTTCTCGATTATCTGACTCACGCCTATCAGATCATCAATGAAAGGAGCGAAGCCGACCAGAAACAGGATCGGCATCATCACCGCGATATGGTAGAGCTGGAAGCCGATGAAGATCGGTGTGTGGCCATATCGGAAAGGCACGTCTCGGTCCGTGATTATCCAGTAGTATTCCAGAACGCCATAGAGTATCGCGAAGGTCAGGGTCACGACGATGCTTGTTAGGTATTCGAGCCTTGGGCCTTTCAAGGTCAATCACATCTGATGTCCACATGCGAATCCGTACTGTGCGACTGTCACGATATGGTAGCGGCCGATGATCTCAGCGTTCTTGTCGTCCTCAATTCGGATTAGGACTCGGCAAAAGATGCCTAGAAATCGGTTGAGCGGTGACAGCCAAGTTCCAGTTATGGTAGGCATGAAAGTATCCCTCGTAGAATCAAATCTTATGGTACTGCATACGAACCGGGTTGCTTCTTTTCTCGTTCTCTTTGATGTTTACGTTCTAGGTCAGCTTGGCGCCTTTTTTCAAGTTCTCGTTCATGCTGCCTTCTAGTAATTTCATTATTGATGGTGATGAGAGCTACTGTGGAGCCTGACCCCGCGATTAGACCGACAATTGCATATGAGAATGGCATGTTTAGTTGACTGCCGATGTAGGCTGAAACCGTGGAGAGAGCGACGCCGATCCAGAAGGCTAATGCGGATGATGCGACCCTGTTCATATTCCCAACCTCATTTTGCCCCGTATCAGAATGAAACTGGTGTTCTGGCGCTTGCGTTGGATGATTAAAGGTTTGAAGTAGGTCATGTCGGCCTTGTAATCTGCAATTAGGCTGTTGGATAGTTCAGTCATTTGGTCTACGGTGATTTCCCCAGGCCCATCAATGATGTAGGTTGCAGTGGGTTGCTCTGCTCCTTCAAGATAGTTGACATCTACGAGTAAACGTTGCTCGGCGTCTTTCAATGAACCCCCATTAATGGATGAAGCATCAGGATACGTAACACGAGAAATCAGCGCTGACTCTCCAACCCAGATTTGTTTCAGGTCGTTTCTGTCAAGGGATTCTATGACACCTTCAGTTGTCGTGAAGGCTTCGAATAGGTCGGATAGGATGTCGGTGATTTCTCGGTTGATTGTTTGGTATAGTTGGCCCAGCGGCATTCGCTGGGATAAGCCCAATTTGTTGATGGCTACTTGATTTGAGATTGGGGTTATGGTTGCGCCTACTTCTCGGCATTTCCGTAGGGATTCGTAGGCACGCCCTCGGATCTCGTTGCCTTGAAGGTCGAACGGCGTAATGCACCAAGCTAATGTAACAGAGTCAGGATAGGTTCTTTTGAGAATGCGTAGCATTTCAGGTATTGAACCGGAAGCGAACCCGTGGCCTAGTGTAGCTATGACAGGGATGATGTCTGGTTTTGTTCTGCATTGAGTTTTCATCACTCGGAGAACTTGAGATGCGCCCTGAAGGAAGTCTCTCCTGCCTTTCTCCACACTCATCCCCGAACCGCCTTGATCGTTGCCAACACAGATTTTACTGTCAACATTCTTGAGAAGAGCTAAGTCGCGAACGCTGTTGTTTACCGCTATCTTGTAGCCGTTGAAGGATTTCGTGTTAAGGGATGATAGGATTCTTCCGCCGCCTGAACCCACAGCAACAACTACGGGAATGTTGAACAGGGTTTCTTTCTTCTTCATTTTGGCATGCACTCCAACATCGAAGATTCAGCCTCCGCTAGGTCGAGAACGAAACCTAACACGACTTCACGCGCTGGGCGCTTTGCTCTTGGCGCTGAAGTAGTGTTCGATCTCGCGGGCTGTGAGGCCGCCGAAGAAAGTGAATATCGCGAGCGCGTTCGGGAACCAGATCGAAAGGGCACCGAAGATGCCGCATGCGAACAGAGTTCCGAGAGCGAATGCTCCTCGATAGTCTTTCTCCTTTAGTTGGTACTTCTCCAAGACCTTGCTTACCTGCTTCTTATCTCGGGCTTTGCTCAACACCAAGTTGACTATTGCTTGCTTCTGGTTGCGCGTTATCATGCCCTGCTCTACTAGGCACATGACTAGGCCAACGATGCAGTTGATGAGGTAGTCTAGATCAGAGCCATCCCAGCCCATGATGCATTCGAGGAATGGTGTCCAGCAATCGGTCGGCGGTTCTTCGTCAGGGACACATTTGCCCTGGTCTGGATCCCAATGTTGCCCTGGCGGACATTCAGGCTGGTCGGGCACGCATTTGCCTTGTGTTGGATCCCAATGCTGGCCGGGCGGACATTCAGGCGGCTGCTCACCATCAGGATGAGCGGCCCAATCAAACTCGACTCCGTAATCTCGAGCGATGGCAGGGAGAGCGATAGCGTAGTTCGTTGTCGAGGATCCTGCGAAGTTGACTCCTGCGAGGCCAATGGCTGCTCCCGACGGCCTGGCGAGAAAGCTCGAGCCTGAGCTTCCGCCAGAGATCTTCGCTGTATGCTCGATGCAATGGTTCACATAGGCGATGAAGAATTCATAGTTGACACCGATCATGACTTCAGTGGCTATGATCTTACCTGAAGTGGTTCCTTCTGTCCGTGAAGAGCTCCAGCATTCCCAATCGACCTGCGGTTCCCAATAGACGATGCTGATTCCGCCAAAGTCTAGAACATCAGCGCTGACATAATTCAGATCGGCTGCATTCGTCAGTAGATAGTCAAATTCGTTCTCCTGGTATGGCTGAACAGGAATGATGAAAGTATGCCGATAGGAGACGACGTCGCCTGGACAGAGCCCACCATCATAGGGTGAGGGCTGAGCCCATCCGTGGCCCGCAGGATAGGGCGAGCCGTCAGTGCTGAAGTTCATTCCGCAGTGGTAGTTCTGGGCGAGATGCCAGCAGCCTGTGTACTTCTTCCCAGCGAGCTCTATGGTACCATACCAGCCAGAGTTCAGACAATCCTTGTGGGCTTTGTGTGTTGGATCTCCTCGAACCCAGAAGTGTGAGCTGCAAGCCGAGGAGTCGCAGGCGATTAGTGAGACGCCTCCTGGGACGGGGCGATATTTCTTCATGTGTTCAGCGGGGCCGCTGACGGGTTTCGGAATATCTATGATTGGCCGTTCAATGATGTCGGTGTGCATTCCGTCAAGGATCTTGGGTATCATGACGGGAACGACTTCAAGAGAGTGGCCGAGCGAATCAACGACTCGCGTTCTGCTTTCTGGCCCCGGCAACTTGCCTTTCTGGAATTCCTCGAAGAGTTTCCCGAATTCACTTTCGGTCA